ATAAGTCAAAAAGCGGGACAGCCAAGCTGACCGCGATCTTGGTAATGAAAATACGACGAAGGGCTGCATTAGCTGACTAGCCGACCTGACGCACGAATGTTGATGGCGGACGCCGTGCCAGCGATTGTGCTGATGAAGCCATTGTTAGGCAGCACATGGCCGACCAGTTCAGGAAACGTATATGTCTCTAAAGGCTGAAGCGTTTTGGTATCGACAATCAAGTTGCTGTCGGTCGCGCTGCCAGCAGCCGTAATCAGGTTGACGCTGATTGTTGCAGCGGTCGCGCTATAGTTAGTCGCTGTAAATTTGTCGATGATCGTCTGCACGCCATTCGACGTGTACTGCGTTGTCTGCGCGGCTTCCGCTGTCTTAGCGGGGATGATGTTACTGATAGATACGGCCATATTATGTCTCCAAAGAACTTATGTTGTCAGTCACCGTTAAGATTATTGACGGAACGGAAGGATGTACGGCAGACGCCGGATCAGCCAATAAAATAACAGATGTATCGTCAACTTCCCACATTAATTCAATGTAGTCGCCAGCGTTTAACTGAAGAATATAATTCCATGCAGCCAAAATTTCAGCGTTATTACCTTGTATGCGGATTTGACCGGCGCTGTCGGGCACGTTGACGCCGTTCTTGCGTAGCCACACCCACACCAAGGCAACGCCGCCAGCCGTTTTGTCTACCTGTGCTGAAAATTGCACGTTGTAGACATTTGGCCGGTCAACGTAAATGCGCGACGTTGGTGTGCCAACGGTGACGCCTACCGACAAATCAACAGTGTTAAACGTGATAGCGTAGGCTGTGTTGATCGCCGCCGCTGTCTGCGTTGTTGTATCGTAAAACGAACCGTAGCGAGGTGCGCGGGATTGCTTGGGCGGCGGGGCCAGTGCTAAGGCTTGCAGTTGCGATTGAATGACCGCGATGTCGCTTTCCGACGCAGCGGGCGGTGTGCTGGCGGTAGCTTGTGCAAGGCTGTTTACCTTAGCGTCTACGTCAACGGCGGCGGTGTAGCCGTCAGGCGCGCTTTCGGTAACCTGTGCCAGTTCCGCCAACATGGCGTCATAGGATGCTATCAGCGACGTAGCGTCAGGCGCTAACTCGACTTCATCTTGGTTGGTCTGCGTCGCGGTCAACAGCGACAGAAAGAACCGATACCATTCACGGCTAATCGCGCCCGACCGTTCGTCAATAAAGGCGACGCGTGGCGGCGTTAACTGTGTAGGGTTGATCGGCGCTAGTGCCATTATGCGCTTGTCCCACTAAGCAGCAGTTCAGCGCCCATGATGTAAATGCGTACTGGGTCTGTGCCAGACACTTCGTAGACGCGGTCACGTATCTTCATCGTCGCACCAAGACGGCGCCAGATGGTGCGATGCCCAAATCTGCCAATTCTGCCCATCGACTTCCAATGTTCGTTAGACCATGTATGGCCGCCATCGTCTGACCAGCGCAGCATAGCTTGCGGGGTATACCCCGGCGCTTCAGGGTATGCTTCCGTTTCTAGCACGTATCCGTTGTAATCTTCGGCGGGTTGCACTTGGGTAACCAATGGCTCGTTATTATCGTTGGCTTCCGTGACTAACTGGTCACCGGCTTGCGTAGTCAAATAGCCTTGCACAAACTGGGCTACGAGGATGTCACCTGATTCAGTGGCAAGGTCTTCGGCATCGTAAGCGGGATATAAGTTAAGCCCAACGCCTGTCTCGCAGTCAAGTTGCATGGAGTGCTGGATAGTACGCGAGAGGTTGTTTGCGCCCGTTGGCAACGCGCGCCATGACCGCAACCATTTTTGCGGTGCGCCATCGTCAGCGTACACGTTTAGGTCAAATTCATAAATCTTGCCGTTTTCGTAGTCACCTACAACCGTGGTGCTGTTGAAGAACATCTGATTGTCGGCACGGTGGCGGTTAAAATCGCCGTCAGCAAAAGACGCCCGCTCATGCCATGCGCCAGTGGCGACATCATACACCCATGTGGTGTCGGCGCTTGGGAAGTTTAGGACGTAAAAGCTGTGGCCGTCCTGCTGGTACGTGTAGCCAGTGGCGTCTGAGATGTTGGCGTATTCTTGCATTTGCCATTCGATAGCGTGCGTAGACACGCGCTGACCAATGTAGCCAGCGGCCTTGTAAACAATCCCTTGACCGCGCGCGTCCTTGCCCAGCCAATAAATCTGGTTGTCCATCTTGGCGACGCTGTACGGGGCAGCACAGCCCAGTTCGTTAAACGCGCCTTGAATACGGGTCAGCGGAAAGTCAAGAAGCCCTGCGTCATACCAGACTTCAGTTGAGTTTGTGCCAAACACCCAGACTTCGCGGTGGTCTACAAAGATAGCCACGACATTGTCTGGGTTGCCTTCAGCACTGGCAAACTCCAGCGGGTCAACACTGGTTCCATCCAGTAGCTGCGTAACCCAAATTTTCTGGCTATTCGGCTCGTTGAACGTAAAATAGCCGTCAATGTATCCGACCGTACCCGCGCCGGGGAAGTCAGGGTCGGTAATCTGCTGGAACACGTCGGTGCTGACGTTGTAGATGTAGCCTTGCGGGTTAGCAGCGATAAATAGCTGCGTGCCATTGTCAGCCATGCTGACAGGACCGGAGCCACCTACAGTGCCTTTGGCAACCGCATTCCAGCTACTGTCAATTCGGTACAGCGTATTGCCAGACACGGCATAGCCATAGCTACCATACGTCCACAACCCGCGAATAGGGCCAGCGCCGACGGTAGCCAGCACAGTCAACCCCGGAGCGCGCTGAAGAAACGCGGGCTCCTTGCCGCCTTCAGGGACAATCTCAGGAAACAAGTTGACCATGCGGTTGTCAGCGGCGTTGACGCTTCTAGCGACATACGCCGACCCAAGGATCGGCGTTTTCATTTACGTCGTTACCGCTTTGATTACCGCAAAAGAAATTACAATAGCCTCGCTCAATGAACCAGCGGTAATGTTTCGCACGTTAATGCTGGCTGAACCCGCGGCGGACTGAGCATTGAGCAGGTAAGACCCTGCCGTACCGGCGCTGATGTGGTTCAATATTAAAATATCGTTCGCCTCAATAACGGTGTTAGTTAATGTAAAGCTGACCGTAGTATCTGCGGCAAGCGCGGCGGCGTTTAGCGTAATCTGGCCGGTTGACTCGCTCAACGTCACGCCGGTTGCTTTGCTGGTAGCTTGGGTAACTGTTCCGCCAGAACCGGTTGTGTAGCCGAGTTTTCCGGCACTGCTGATAACAATGTTTCCTGTAACGCTTAGGCTTGTGCCGGTTGCGGCGCCAAGCACAGGCGTTGTCAACACCATCGAGGTGCTGGTGCAATTCGACAGGTTACCGCTGGTCGGCGTTCCTAATATCGGAGTTGTTAATACCATTGATGTGCTGGTGCAATTCGACAGGTTACCGCTGGTTGGCGTTCCTAATATTGGAGTTGTTAATACCATTGATGTGCTGGTACAATTTGATAAGTTACCGCTGGTCGGCGTTCCTAATATCGGAGTTGTCAACACCATAGATGTGCTGGTGCAATTCGACAGGTTACCGCTGGTTGGCGTTCCTAGTGCGGGCGTAACAAACGCGGGGCTGGTAAATAGGTTGGTTACGGATAATTGCTTAGTTGTACTGGTCGCGGCCTGAACAATCGGCAACACATCAGCGCCAGCTTGCGAAGCGGCAACAGGCAGCGCGGAGATAGCAATATTAGTCATTTAGTAATTCCCTGCATAGATGTTAAAGCGTTGGCGTGAAGCAATAAGGCTGTACGGTACAGACATAATGTCGCCGGGGTTGTTGATGCGTTTCAGGTTACGCTTGGATGCCATCGCCAAACGGCGGACTTGCGATGAAGGCTCTACACCAAACTCAGGCGCCATTTCGCACGCCAAGTTATAGCGGAACGCACGCAGATAGCCGGGAGGAAAACTCAAGGTTGTCGCCAGCGTTGCAGGCTGGGTAAGTTCTTCAATGGAAATAAAATGCCATGTCAGGTTGCGCGTAGGGCGCGGGTAGATGTACATGTCAATATCGGGGTATGTCATGTTGACAAAGAGAACTTGCGGGAATGTAGATGTTACCGTCTTGACCGCGATGCCGTCATATTGCTGCTGGTTAATCATTTTGATGCCGTAGCTGACGCCAGTGCCGGGATCGACAAAGTACGTTGCATCGTCAAGCAGGACGGGGCGGTTGCCGACAAAGTCACCAGTCGGCCCAAGCGTGCGGCTGATGATGCCAGAAGGCCATGTGAATACTTGGTCTTGTGTCGAGAAGACGGACAGACGCTCTGTGTTCCAGCTATCAATCATCTGGTTCATGGCGCGCAGTGCGTCCTGCGACGTTTCAGCCGATGGAACTTCGCCTTCTGCCAGAACACCTAGCAGTCTAAGCGAACCGTTAATTATGTCACCGGCAGTATCCATTAACTTACTCCTAAAAAGGGCGCCCCGACCGAAGCCGGGGCGAACTTATTAACCAGCGATACGATACAGGTTGTACGTTGTTTCGCCAGTTTTAACAGCGCGGAACAATACGCTCTTAGAAGCAACGCCTGCGCCTGAACCAACCAACGTCCAGCCAGTGCCTACTACAATCGTAGGTACGCCAGTGCTGGTAGCAACCAAAGCAATATCAAATGCTGAGTTGATTTTTGCGCTGCTGATGTCGGCATTAGTAACGGTAACTGTTGGCAAGGTAAGGTCTGCTGCCGACGCCGAAGTGTAGACAATAAGACCGCCAGACAAATCAAGAGTAGTTACTGTTGCTGCCGCGGTGTACGCAGTAGGAACAGGAGACGTTGACAGGTTAACTTCGGTGAGGTTGCCATCACCAAGTTGATAGCCGCCGGCGCCATTAGGTAAAGTAGGCATAGTAAAAATCCTTCAAAAAGTGTGGCCCCCGGCGAACCGAGGGCCGTGTTAGATTAACCCCAGAGACGAACAGCCATTTGCGGACGGATCGTGCTGTAACCGTACAGAACGTCAATACGGCAAGGCATACGGTCGTTGTTGATGTCGTACTGACGAACAACGCGCAAGCTGATGCCGTTATGCACCTGACGCGAAGCCATATCTACGCCTTGTGGGAGCAGAAGGTCGGCGGTTGCGAAGGTGATAGCGTCCTTGTGGTATATAAGGTTCTGCGGATATATTGTTGAGGCCGTACCAACAAAGATAATGGCCGCAGCATTAGCAGGCAAAGTGTTAACGGTAGCAAGTGCATGTGTAGCCGAATAGATCGGTGCAACAGTGATGTTACCTGCGCCGGCGCCACTAAGTGTGACATCAGCCAAAGCAACGAACTGGAACAACGAACCAGTGCTTTCACGGGTCTGTGGGTTGACAGAGAAGCAAGCGTTTACAGTAAACACGTCGCCAGCCTTAACTGTAGCCGCTGCGCCAGCGCCAGTGATGGCGATGGTGGTTGCACCTTCAGTGGTAACAGCCGCCGAAGTCGTGCCGCCAGTTGCAGTACGCGAACCAGTGGTGAACTGCTTGATGGACTGCGACATATTGATTTCGTCGAAACCAAGTACGCCAGTACCCATCATGCCGTTCTTGAACTGCTTGCTGATCGTGTCGGTTGGGTTGAATAGACCCTTCAGACCTTCGACCAATCCAGCGTTAGCGGCTGGGTTAACAGTTGCATAACGTGGCGACATTACAGCAGCGTTTTCGTTCAGCTTCTGCTGTGCAGCAAGAAGAACAGCCGAAGTAGCTGGCGTAGTGCCGGGCGTGCCGACAGTGTTACCGATGGTCAGATACGAGTTGGCAACGTCAGCGTCGATGCTTGCAGCAAGCTGCGAGATACGTGGCTTGAGAACGCGGTCAGCAAAGTCATCCAACTGCATCGTCAATTCAGCAGTGGTGAAGTTAACGCCGATGTGCTTCTGGGTGGAGACAGCAAGAGTTGTGAACTGCTCGTTGTCATCCTGTACCTGAAGGGCTGCGCCGTCAGTTACAAGCGCGCGATCCGGCAAACGGATACGCAGGGTTGAACCAATCTTTGCGCCTTCAACAGCAAAGCTGTCATCGTACTGGCGGTTTACGTTACGTGTGAGTACAAGGTTGTTCTCAAGAATTTCGAGAGCCTTCCGTGTAATCATGTCAATGGTTAAAATCGAGTTAGACATGGAAATAATCCTAAATTATCGGTTGCGTTGTGCCTCGTACTTTTTGACCTGCCGTTGCCGTTCTGCCTCAATCCAATCTGACGTACTCATGGACTTTACTGACCGTGGGTCTGTCGTATCAAATGTCGGCGCACCAGCGGTGCGGGCATTGACAGGAGCAATAGGTGCAGGGGCGTTAGATGTTTTTTTGAATGTAGGTTCGGCTGAAAGCCGCGCCTCAATCATTCCAATTTCCCTAGCTTGCAAAATGGGGTCTAGACGCGAAATACGCTGGGCATCTTTAGTGTTGACACCTAAGTGATAAATCACGTCGGGGCCAATGTCGGACGCTTGTATTGCCATTGCCATCGCGTCGGTAATGGGGAGGTTGGGGTTGTATGCGACTTGTTCAAAGTCATCATACTTGTCCCGCGCTGCCTCTTCACGTTCGTGATAAGACTCTAGCATTGCACGTTGCTGGCCATCCCTTTCACGGCGTGCCAGCATTTCTTCGGCTTTACGTTCGGCCAAAACCTCTGCGTAATCCTCGTAAGTCTCAAATTGTTCAGGGGTTATGTCATGGATCGGCTGCTGCCGTGCCTGCATTTCCTCTGCTCTTTGAGCCTGTTCGCGTTCCCATTTACGCTGCTCTCTTGCGAGTCGTTTGCCTACGATGGCGTCTAGTTCTTCTTGGGAGAAGGACTTGGAGGCTTCCTGTTCAGCAGACTGCTCTTCCGGCGTCGTATTTTCTACAGGCTCGATTGCTGCCGTGGCTTCGAGTTCTGGCGCGGAGGCATCCGCTTCGGTAAAGACATTATCGTCCATGTTTAACCCTTAAAGAGTTCCTGATGAGCCGCATCAGTACGGTTGGTGGCTAGACTACATCATTTAATGCAGTCTGGCAATAATGTTACGGAATGAGTTTTCCACCCCCAGCTAATGATCCTGCCAGCAAGGGCTGCGTTATAAAGTTCACTACTCTGTTATGACGCTCAACGCGAGCGACTGCTGTCCCGCCGCCATCTGTCGCTTGCAGATCGGTGAGGTAAAACGACACTGCACTTGCGCCACTGTTTTTAATGGCAGGGCCACAAGCCTGCTGCGTATTAAAAAAGTTGTAGGTTTTCCAAACATTAGTGGCCCTTAAATACCCTTTTGTTGATTGGTTTACACCTCCAACATCTGATAGCATACGTAAATCTAATACAATAGAAGTTGCAACATCAGCTAAGATAGCAAACGAAAACCCAGATGGTGCAGTATATCCAACGATGGCTGTAGCGAATGCGAAAGGTACGTTAATCGTACCTGACAAACTAACTTGCTCACCAGCATTTAGCGTAATTCTGTAGCAACGACCTAGAACGCCGCCCTGCGCGGCTACAACAGTTGCTGATCCAGCACCTGAGAAAACAAGTCCAGCCAACCCCGGCGCGTCGATATTGGCGCTAACAAACCTGTTTACAATATTTGCGTTAAAATTAAGCTGCCCTTTGGGTACACCCAACGCACCTATCATTTGAGCAGAGTAACCAGAGGTAGGTTGAACACCATTAAAATAGTCAAGCCGCTGCGTTACTGCTTCTAAAACTCCATCTTCAACAGAA